TTGACCTTGTTATTCCCGCTGTGGCTGCACCCGCCGTAACGCTGATTTGCGCGGCGTCGGATACGCCAATATAGGCCATTCGGTCGCTTGTGCCGGTGACGCTAATTTGCGCTGTAGCGGCAACGAGGCGCACCCGGTTTGCTGCGCCAGAGCTAGACGCTGCGATGGCGGCTGTTGCGGCGGTTGGCTTAACTTTTATTAAGTCGCCGCCCGTTGCAGTGACGGCAATGTTAGCGGTTGCTGACGCCGTTTCTAGCGACCCGCCGATCTCGGCTGTGCCATTTACAGCGATAGCCGCCGTGGCTGCTACCGGCCTAATTCTGCTGGCCGTGGCTGTAGCTGACGCCGAGACGCTAGACGCAGCTGAGACGTATTTTATAGCGGCTGGGCCGACGCTGGCGGTCGCAACAGACGCCGTGCGATTTGCAGCCGGTATTGCGCCAGTGAGCAGCGATTTGTTGGCATAATTTAGCGGGTCGGGCAGGATTGTATTTGTGGCTGTTATCGCTGTGCTGGCTGACATTGCGCCAAACCGAATTGCCATTGGTATCACTGTTGCGGTGACGGCTATGGCGGCGGTGGCTGTTGTGCTGCGCTGGCGAATAACTGTCGGCGTTGAGGATGTTACAGCAAGGTTTACGTCAGCAAGAATTGGATATTGTATTGAGCTTGGAATTGCTGTTGCGGCAACCGAAATAGCCGCTGGCACAACGATTTGCGTATAGCTGCCAGATTGCCCCGGCGTGCCAACATAAGTTATACCTGCACTAAATGCCGATCCGCCGAAATGAGTTCCGCCGGGTGTTGTTGATAGCCTTAGTGGATGGCTTGCGTTGGATGAATGGCTTTGGTCAAACGTATAGGTCGCGCCGGGGGCGAGGCTGATAAGCGGCTGCTGAACGCCGTTGAGGTAAAATTTGCCAGAGACAACGGTGACAACATAGGTCGTGGTGCTTGCAGCCGAGTGATTGGTAGCGCCGCCCATAGCAGAATGATTGGCACAGTAATAATTTAAAATAGGCGCACCGGGCGCGGCTGGATCAACGGTGCGAACCCGATCCGCGCTTGCGGTTGCCGTGACGGCGGTTGCGGCTGTCGCGGCGGCTGGGCGTATTAGGCCAGCGGATGCTGTCGCTGTGACTGCAATAGCGGCGGTAATTGTAAGCGGGGCGGCGGCGGCTGTGCTGGCAGTTGCCGCGAGTGGGGATGCCGCGAGGGGGCTAAATCCTAGCATGATCTGTTGTCACTCCGCATTTGTTAGGCCGGCATGTGAGCGCTGGACGGGTAGCCCTCTTTGAATTTATTGTGAATGATTGTCACGTTTGCCGAACTTAATATCTCGTTGTATATTAGAATTGCGCGAATTTCGACCTCTGGGCTACCGTTTGCGTTTCCGACAGCAAAACCACCGCTAAGATTTAAATCCGTTTGCACTAAACTGTGCATTTGCGCAGCCGTCGCAGATGTAATTCCCGAACCCGTCAAGCCAGCGTAAACTTGAGCACGGGTCGGTGTCGATCCAGTGCCTAAGGACGTTTTATCGACGAATATTTCACTTGAGCTGCTGGCTAACTGCCAAGATGCGGAACCAAAGCTATTCGCGGCTGAACTTGAACTGTTTATAAGCATTCCGAGTTGACCGCCCGACTGCGGGTCGCCATTTAGTGCAAGTGTGCCATCCACAACACGAGACATGATTAAAACTACACTCTGACCTGTCCCAAAATTGTGTGTGGTGGAGAAACTAAACGCTCCAGATGCGTTGAAGCTGGGCTTTGAACCCGTGCCGCTGGCATTATAAGTTGTGTTGTTTGTGTTGGTCGTGTGCAAAGTTAAAGCAGGCCCATATCCTGATCCTCGTTTGTCGTTAAACGTGCTACCAGACCCAGAATAACTTGTACTTTCGGCGGCGTCGTACCACCCAACCAAATTATTCGTGTAAAAGAAGTCAAGCGCAACGTTTGTCGTGCTAGTAATCGTATTCACGCCGTCGCTAGCACGTAGTCTAAAATTAAAATTACCAGCGTTTGACTCAGTCGAACTCCCCACCAAGCTCGCTACCCCTGAGCTTGAAATTACAGGAGCGGATGCAAGTTGAGGCGGTAAGTTAGACGGGCTGTATAACGTACTACCTGAATAAGCGTCCCAGCTATATTGTATGGGATAACCGCCTTCGTCGACCGCTACGCCAGACAAAGTAACGGCTGTGCTATTGTCTTTCGCTAGGTTGATCTCAGCCACTGGGGTGGTTGTCCACCGTGGGGCTGGATTCCCGGTTAAATCGGCAGCCGACAGGGTAGCAAACACAACTGCGTTGGACGTTAAATTTAGCGCGTTATTACTGTTGCTGGATTGCTGAACCGTGCGCGCCATGACCGTCGCGCTTGATGACAGGACTGCCGTGCCGATTTCAAAATTCGTTCCATCCGTCACCGCATAACGCACTACGTTTGTGTCCACTGCCCCCGCTTGGGCGAAGGTCTGAAATCCGGCCTCAGCCGCGTTTAACGTAATATTTCCGGTCCCCGGCGTTCCGCTTACGGTCATTTTTACTCGGTCTAGTAATTTTACCATTTGTTATCCTATGCCGCCACTAGGGCTATATCTGATGCGGGAATGCGGATGACATCTTTGGCGTCAGTTGCTGTAATGTAGCTGTTGAGCGTCCCGCGAAATAGAAGATTACCGCCGCTCTCAGCGTCATAAATCGCGTAGCCTTGGATTATGCCATATCGGCGCTGACTAGAGGGTGTAGGCGTTGTCGCTGGCAGGGTTGTGGTCGTGTGAGATGCGCCTGTCGGAATGCCGGTATAAGTGACGGTATATGGCGTGTAGTAAAGCGCGTTTGCGCTTGCGCTGGCATTAGCTCCGCTCTCCACATACGTGGTGTAACTTGATGACCAATAGCTGTCGCCGCCGCCGTCCTGCAACCCCGCCGCGTTATTCACACGGGCCGTCTCTTGGTCGATGACCCCGCCGCTGCCGTCAATGTTGTTGGTGATATTTCCAGCACCGGATTGACCGCCAATCACGCCGAACGTATCTACAATTATGGGAAACTCTACCCGGTCTGTATAATCGCGCAGGACGGTTGCACCCCAATTTTGCCAACGGCTGTTGGTGCTGTCCCAGCTTGTATTTCTAGCGGTTGTGTTATCCCAACGCCCAGCGTCGCGAGTGGTGGATTTTGCCAACGTGGCAGAATTGCCAGACGCCGCGTTGAAACTAAGTTTAACCCGATTGTAGCCCCCATAGCTTTCGGAAGTCCCATTTACCACGCCAGCAAAACGCTTTTCGTTCATTGATGCGACGTTGTCATCTTTGCCGCCGGCGGTTGATTGCGACCCCATATTATACGGGTAGCTTCTTCCAGCCGTTGAGGGCAACGTCCCTGTCGCGTGGTCGTGCCAGGGCGGCTCGTTTACTGCGGCGCTTAGGTCGTGCGTGTATGTACCCGTCGATGCGCGATCCAGTGCCATGTAAAGCGCTGTTGGCATCGGCCAAGCCGTCCCGCGCAGGACCAAATTTGACCAGTTTTGGAATGCATACGATTGCATCGCACCGCTGGGCGTCAACGATATAGCGCCGCTTGCAACATAAAAGCTCTCGTCAACCAACACCGCGCGGCTTGATGAAAACATGCCGTGATACAACAAAACGCCGCCGCTTTGGCTTGAAAAGAGGCCCCAGCCATACACGGTGCCTTGCCCTGCTGTTGACCGGGGAAACGTCACCGCCGCGTTGCTGGCAATGCTGGATGTTGAACTAGCGCCAAACGTTATCGCCTGACGCTGATAGCCGTTACCAATGACCTCTGTGCCGGTGTTGCCGTCTGCAAAGCCACCGCTTGACGTGGTGAGGCCCAGATAAACGGCAGACGCAGGGGAATAGGCGGCATTGCCGGTCACATGGTCCAGAAAGCTAATCTCTAGTGTGTCAGACATTGCCGCCATTGGTTAAGCCGCCGTCAGATCAAGATCACCGGCAGCGATACGCAAGACGTCATTTGTCTCGATGGTTTTACTCGCGCTAAACGATCCTACGATGAGCGCATTACCACCTGTGCTTGCATCAAAAAGACTCCAATGGGAAACCGTTCCCCAGTTGCCGGAGGCCGCTGGGAAGTCAATCGCGCTGGTATTTGAGGTGGCCCCGGATGCCGCCGCGTCAAACGCCACAGCTACCCTTGCGTAGCCCGACCCACTTAATTCCGACGAACCGCTACCTGTGTCGGTAAAGTCGCCAGTTGATAGGCCAAGATATACAGCGCTGGGCTTTGTATACGCCGTGCGGCCTGTTATGTGGTCAAGTATCTTCAATTCGAGATAGTCGCTCATTGCTGACATGGTTTATGCTCCTGAATAGCTGGTTGAGATGCTTAAGGAGCCACTGAAGCGCTCTGCATCGGTTTGGTTTTTGATTTCCTCAATGATGCGCGAAAACAGCCCATCATATTGAGTTGCCCTTGCGTCATCCATTAAGAACGCATGAGCTTGGGCCAGACTTCCATATAGATAAATGTCTGGGTGTTGCTGTAGCACCCGATTGGTTGCCACAGTATCCGACAAAGGGGTGATCTCGTCGGTATAGATAATCTCGACAGTTTGCACAGAGTCGGGAATAGGGCGAAACCCAATCTCAGCGCCAATAACGGTATATACAGATGGTGTACCGCCGCCTGTGCTGGGGTATCGCTCGTAATAAACGTTAGGCGTTACATAGTTTAGCTGCTTGTTTGGGCTGCTGTTTAGCTTCACGTTTTTCACTTGCCGCATGTCTGTCGGCAGAATGATAAACTCCGTGTTGGCTATGGTTGCCGCTGTGGCGCGTTTTACTTGGGTGCGGGTCTTTAGCTCACGGCTCATTCTGGCCTCGGCTAAAGAAATAAAATCGGGTATCTGCGCGGTTAGGTCATCACGCGCCAAAAAGCTGGCAATGCTGGCCTTCAGCGCGGTATATGAATTAAACGCCATCAGATGAGCCTCGCGCTAGTCTTTTTCAGCTTTTTGTGGCTTTCGATAAACTTAAACCACTCTTTGGGATTTTCGTGCGGTTGTCCGAATTTCTGCAAAAGCTCATGATATAGCAGTTGGGACATTTCAGCGACCGGCACCTTATGCCTCTGCGTATTGCCCATAAAGTCGCCCTTGCTGTGCAATACTGACGTACGCTGGTTGTGATCCAGAATGTAGTCTTGCTTTTGCTCAGTCACAACGTGGGTCTTGCCGCCCTCGTACTGCAGAAATGTGCGTTTCTGCGCGTCTGGCTGGGCGTCGATTAGTCGCTTCATTGGCAATGCTCCAATAAAAAAGGGGCACCCGAAAGCGCCCCTTCTAGTTAGTTTGGGAGGGTAGTCTAGGAGCCGTTCAAGCCGCCAACATAAGCATGCGCTTTTGGCGCTTTTGGAAGCAGCGTGTACTCGGTTGTGATGGCGAACTTGGTGCTATCACCAGTAGGTGCCATTTCCTGCACAGAGAAATCACGACCGGGAAGTGTACCCATACAGATGTACTCTGGATCGATCAGGTAGATTTCGCTATCTGGGCAAGCACGGTCAACGGTCACGTTTAGCGTGCCGAAGTCGCTGAGATACAGCGAAACCGAACCCACGATAGACGCTTCTTTTGGCGCTGTGCTGGTAATCTGGTTGGTCGCAACCGAACCAGAAGACAGGCCACTAAAGTTGCCTTTATTAACCGGCGACATAATCAGCGTGTTGGGTGTTCCACCATCTGTATATGCAGCCAGCATTGCGGCATCAATTTTCGCCAAAGTAAGCGCAGCCGCTGTGCCTGTGAAGTCAGCCGCATCAGCGCCAGTACCAGCAGAAACCGCCATGTCGGACGGCAAGCTTGCATTGGTCAGCCATGACGGAAGTTTACCAGCTTTGCGTGGGTCAGAAGATGACTTAGCTTCGTTCTTATAGAAGGATTTGTTAATATCTTTCCGTAGCTCAAGGCCCTTCAGGAGCTTAACATATTCTTCCTCGCGAGCGCGGCCTGCTTTATCTACAGCATCAAGAGTGTTGGACACTTGCGCGGCCTTCACACTGATCTGGTGGACATTGCCAAGACGCACAGTGACGGCGGGATTTACATAGCTGAAATCTGCGCCTTCATTTACGTGGTTGTCATCTGCAGCCGCCGCCAATTCTTGAACCTGAAATTCTTCATTGATTGCGCTGGTAGTTTCTTTCTTCATTGCCGCCATCATTGGCGTTTCAGTCGGATCAATCCGATAAATAGTATCAGCAAGCGACTCGCGCTGACCGATACTAGTGCTCGATGTATATATCGCCATAGTTGTAGTTCCTTATAGGCCCTTAAGAGCCATTCTGTATTTCAAGGCCGCGTCTTGCGTGCCTAATTTCTGGAAGTCGGCATAAGCTGCGCGCTCCCGCGATTTTGCAGAATTGGCGTTGGATTTGGGTTGACCGCTTTTCACCATCTTGGGGGCCGCTTTGATTTTCTTGGCGGCTAATGGCTTTTTGCTGGCTTGGTCGGCCAACAGCTTTTTCAGCATGTGAGAGTCACGCACCAAGCCAACCATGCGGCTGTCCAGTGACGTGGTGATCTCCTGCGTCGTGTAGCCAACAGATTGCGCATGTTCGACAAGCTGCTGCGTTTCCGCCGCTCTAATTGCTGGGTCTTTCCATTCGGGAATGCGTTCCAACAATCGCGCTTCCTCACGTACCTTTTGCTGCTGGTGCATGCGGGTTTGCTCTTGCTGAATGATTGCTTGCTTATCTTGCCAATCGCGTAGCTCGTGTTTCTCAGTGTTCCACTGGTCAATATCTGCTTCGCGTAAGGCATCCCAATAAGCCTGATCTTTATAGCCAAACTGCTGTTGACCCTGTTGGGCCGTTTGTTTGGCTATTGCGTCAATGCCTTGGCGATACTCGTTTTCGGTTTGCTCAAGTTGAGCATTCCTAGACTCGTATTGCTTGCGGATTTCAGCGGCTTCTTGGAATTTTTGATCTGCAGCTTCGCCTTTTTGAACTTTGTCAAAGGCTTCCCTGACGGTCATCTCGCGTTCTTCGCCGTTGACTTTGATTATTCCTGTCTGTTCGTACAGGTCAAACTCAACTTCTTCGCCCTCGTCAGTCTCCGTTTCATACTCAACTTGGCTTTCTTCCTCGTCGGATTCAGCGGCCTCGTATTCGACTTCTTCTGCTTCGGGTGCCTCTGCTTCTGCTATTGCTTCGGCGGGAGGGTCTGCTGTTTCGCTTGCCGCCTCTGGCGGGGCGTTCCTTTGGCTTACCCTTTGGTCTACTATCTGTTCGATAGACATGACTTCGGATTCCGCAAGCGGAGTACCTTCTTCCATGTAATTTTCCTTAATTGCTAGTTAGCGGTACGGGTCCGTCATTTGCCGCGTTGCCATTTCGCCGGTCGTAACAACCGACTTCAAATGCCCCTCAAAGGCATCAACAGCGCGTAACAAAAAGAACGCCCGTTCTCGCAACTCCGCATCGCTATCGTCACTCTGTGACCACGCTGTAATGTAGGAATTGCGAATCTCGTTTAGCGCTTCCTTTAGGATAGGATCGCTTAATATTGCGGTAGCCCTGCGGCCCCGCTCTTGCTCGTCAGCTAAACTCATAAATGGTTATGCCTGTGGTAAATTCGTTGATACGGAGCCGCCGAGATTGATTTTCTGCTGGCGCAACGCAAGCTCTGCCTGCAATTCCTCGCGCCGTAAATCTAGCTCGGCTTGGGCCTTCTCGCGCTGCATCTGGATTTCCAAAGTCATGCGCTCACGCTTTAAGGCTATGTCAGCCTCAAGCTTCATTTTCTCGATTTCCAAGGTAGGATCTGCCTGCTGAGATTGCGCCGTTTGCGCCTGCAACGCTTGGTCAACCTCTGGGCCAGAATTAAAGAATTGCTGCGCGTCGGCAAAGCCTGCCATCTCAACAATGCGCTTCAGCGTATCAACGTATTGCGTCACTGAGCAAACAGGATTGCTTGGGCCAAGCTGTTGCAGCATTTGCTCTTGCTTACCTGCTATCTGCAACAGCATCGCCATTTTTTCATCTTCGCGGCCATTCCCAAGGCCAACTTCTATGCTCATGTCAAAGCCGTTTTCCCAAGTGCGCGGATCAATCGCCACAAAGTCGCCGCGAATGCGAACCGTGCGCTCAGCGTCTTGGTGCGTCTGCAGCAAATGCAAAACTTGCGCGGCTAACTCTCGGCAACCCGTTTCGGCAAACACGCGAGCTATCATCTCGACCTTCAGTTGAGCGCCTTGAATGGTGGCGTTAACTGCGCTGGCCGTTGTGCTTTGAAGCGTTGACGGGTCAAGCCCCATGCTGGCCTTAGAAAAGCCGGTGCGCTGGTCACGAACGCTGTCCATATAGTCCAGCATTTGAAAACCGGCATTGCCAATCTGAGGAACCGCCAAAGGCTGAACCATGCCCGGCGCTCGCATGCGAACCACACCACCTGGGCGCGATTGAAGAAGGTCATCCAAGTTGACCTGACCCTCAACGGCAGCTACGCGACTGTTATTAGTTAGATAAAAATTATCTAATTGCATTCGAAGCGTTGTACTTTTGATGAGTTGCACATCTTTAACCAACTCGGCAACAGAGCGGCCAATCATGCGGTGAGGCATGAGAATAGGCGAAAGCAAGCAAAACGGCACTTTATCAAACGGCTCGTTTTCCAGAATTTCACCGCCATCGCCCAAGCAAACCACTCGGCGCAACTCGGCTATATTATCGCCGTCATAATCGCAGCGCATGTAAGCCTCAGTAATAAGCACCTCGCGCATAATCGGGTCTTTGCCCTCGCCGTCATCGCCGCTCTCGATTTCCTCAAAACGGGTTTGCCGCTCGGTGTCATTCGTATTGTCAGAGCCTTGCCCGGCGTGGCGCAAAATGATGTCTTCGTCATAGCCCTGCGCAATTAAATCGCCAGC